CAACTACTGGGTTCACTGAAACTGATCTATCGTTGCTTTCAGGATTCATTAATAATGAAGATCAAATCTATGTTCAGCAAGAGGGCGAGGCAGTACCTTCTGCACAAGGATTGTCTACGATGTTGAATTTAGAGCCAGACCCAATACCACCGGAAGATAATACATAATGGCACAATTTTTTTACGACAATCAGATACGTAGATTCTTATTGCAGTTTTCAAAGATATTCAGCAATTGGTATGTGACCAAAGGAAAAGATCCTAATGGAAACCCAATACTAGTTCGTGTACCTGTGCAGTATGGAGATGCAAGTAGACAAGCATCTAACATTATTGCAAATAACTCTGCAAGTAATTTACCATCTGCACCTATGATAACATATTTTATCAATGGTTTAGAATACGATCAGAAAAGAACACAAGAACCTTTCTTCGTAGAAAGACAAACTGTGCGTCAAAGAGATTATAACCAAGATACACAACAATACGAAACAACACAAGGACAAGCATTTACGGTAGAAAAACTAATGCCTGTTCCTTATACACTAAGAATACAAGTTGATTTTTGGACTACAAACTATAATCAGAAATTAGAATTGATTGAACAATTAGGTACGCTTTTCAATCCATCATTAGAGATTCAAAGTACAGATAACTTTATTGATTGGACTTCATTGACAGTTGTTTACCAAGATGGATTAACATTCTCATCTCGTTCTATCCCGATGGGAACAGGAAATCCTATCGATGTTATGTCTTGGAAGTTCTATCTTCCTATCTGGATATCAACATCTGCAAAACTCAAAAAATACGGCGCTGTTCACAAGATTATTGCTTCTATATTTGATGGTAGTACACTTGAAGCAATGCAAGACGACAGTCTATTATTAGGTACAAGACAAAAGATTGCACCATATGGATATCAGTTGTTATACATAGGCAACTCAATACAACTATTGCCACAAAACGAACCAAACACTCCATCAAACTTGTCCTTAGATCAACCTGTCAACCCTGATACTGATCTTTATTGGACCGCATTATTGAATATGTATGGTGCCTATCAACCTGGTATTTCGCAGTTGTGGTTAGAAAATCCATATATGGATAATGAGATAGTAGGAACCATAGTAGTAGATCCGCTTGACGATAGATATCTGATTTTTACTGTGGATCCAGATACATTACCACAAAATACATTAACTCCAGTAAACAGTGTTATCAATCCTCAAATCACAGGACCAAATTCAGGATTGCCAGGACCTACTCCAAATGTTAGATACTTATTAGTTGATAATGTTGGTGTTGATAGTGCTTCTTGGGGACCAATATTAGGTAGTGTTAGTGGTCAATCAGAATTGCCAGAGTCTATTACCGCTCAATATATGGTAGCAGGACAAAAATACATGATCGCAAGTTCTGGAAATACAAACTTTACTGCCTACAGTGCCGCTAATAATTTACCTGGTACTGTCTTTACTATGAATAACGTTCAGCCAATCGGTACAGGTACGGTATATCTTGTTAGCGGTGCTGATGCCAATGATATCATTCAATTTAACTCAGATATCATGCGATGGTTCGTATCATTCGATGCTAGTCAGAATGAAGATGTTGTTGAGTATTGCACAAATCTAACAACACAGATACAATATCGATGGGCATCAACTGCGGCTAACCCAGATCATCCTTATGAGCCTGCTCAGTGGATGAAATCTTACGAAGGATATTACGGTGAGGGAGATTATAGCATAGTTATTTAACAACTACTAGTTAGGCACATAAATAACTGTATGATCATCATCAATCAAGCCGGCGGAATATTCTTTTTTAGTAAATCTACACAAAGATATCTTTATTTGTTAAGAAGCGAATCTAAGAACCCTTCTTGGTCTATTCCCGGGGGAAAGATCGAATCTAATGAAACCTTATTAGAAGGATTAAAAAGAGAATGTTTAGAAGAAATTGGCTTTTGGTCAGACGATCTAAAATTAATTCCAGTCCAAAAATTTGTTAACAATACATTTGCATATCATACTTTTCACTGTGCAATAGAAGAAGAATTTGTTCCTGCGTTAAACGATGAGCATTGTGGTTATGCTTGGGTAGGAGATGATAAGTATCCAAAACCTCTTCATCCTGGGTTGTTTTCTACAATTAATATCGATAATGTCGTAGATAAGATGAGATTGTTGCGTTCAAACCCCCTGTAATGCGTTCTATTAGGCGATAGAACAAAGTCTTATACAGAATAGTTTGATGTATTAAAACACAGCAGAGGCTGTTTAAAACAAATTTAAACGAGTGTGTAGATATAGCATATATAGTTAATTACAGGGGATAACATATGCAATTGGTACAGTTAAGTGAAGAAGAGGTTGACCGGCACATCAAAGATGATTCTGTTCGTCCGCATATCCCTGCCAATTTTAGGGTAAGATCAGATTTGGGACGTTTCACGTACGGATTAAAAAATGATGAGGGTAATATAGTGGCTCTCATGTGTGTAGCAAAAGGAAAAGGGATCCCTACTACCGAAAAAGAATTAGAAACTATAGGGTCAGAGAATTCATTAGGTGATCTAAGCATCATACCATATACTATATGGTCTTATGTTAGTGGATCCGGTGCTGAACTTATTAATAATGTAATAAAAACTATTAAAGAAGAATTCTCATCTAATCCAATCAAACCCAGAGTTGTTACTATGTCTCCTAAAACTAATTTAGCCAAGAGATTTCATTTAAGAAACGGTGCTGAATTGATAGCAGAGAATGATGAGTCCAACAATTTTGAATATAAAATATTTGAATGAGTAAAAAAATAAAAACAGGAAAAAATAGTCCCGAAGTTGGAGATTACATAGAACACAGGGAACCATATTTCAACAGAATCAATGAGGGCAAAATCATAGAAATGTTATCTATGCAATTTGTTTACAAAACTCCCAAAGGTGAGACTAGGTATTGTTTGTTCAGAGAAGATTGGAATCATAAACAAAAAGGAAGGGACTAGGTCCCTTCCAAAACATCGCTGTTTTATGATTGTTAATGCAAACCTAACAAGGCTTCAATACCAGAATATCCCAAACCTCCGATTATTAATCCGGCTCCTACAAGTATCCATCTCCATTTCTCTAGTCCTGCAATTTTCTCAGCCATAATATCATGTGACCTTTGATTAGACTTTTGAAAGTCGATTAACATACGATGAGTACTTTCGTTACCATCTTTAATATCTAAAGATAAACGGTTGATGTCTTCTTTTACATCTTTCATTCCGGTGTCAAATTTAGCATCTAGGTTCTTAAATTCAACTTGAAGAACCGCAATATCTGCGTCATACTTCATAAGTTGCTTTTGTGCGTTAGACTGTGCCATGATGCTTCTCTTTCTTTAGATTACGCAGATTCAACAGTTACAATCGGATATGGTTGAGCACCGTATGTATCTGCAGGATATGCTGTGTTGAAGGATAAGAAATATGGATTTCCTGAAAAGTCCAATCCATGATGTGAACCTTTAATTCTTTCCATTCTTACTGTGCTTGCGTCATCTTTAGTAACAGTAACAGTCATTGTGTTATCTGTTAATACACCATCGGCTAAATCGGCTAATTGACAGATGCCTTGATTGCCTGATGCATCTTCAACAAGATACTTTCTAGCACCTTTCTGTCTGATGATAAAGCCGTCTGCTTCTATGTTTCCGCCTACTTTAACTCTGACTAGAGTTTGAGGGCCTGTTTGTGCTGTGTCACCAGCAACAACACCGTAAGTGTTTAATGCACCTGCAGGGTTGTTATAGCCGGTATCAACATCACTGTTTTTTGATGTTTTCATTGGGCGTCCCATTTTTTTATCTCCTTATATAATATTAGTGAGTGACGTTCTAGGTCTACGCGGCGGGCACCGCATAAGTCTTGTTTGATGTTATCTTACAATACAAGAACATTCGTAATATATTTATCTATATTGCGTGAAATATAGGTTTTTAGGGGTGTACTTCTTCGATCTTTATCTTTTTAGTAGAAGCACTGAACTTAGATATTTCTTTATTAGCAGGGCAAAGATTGCATTGAGGTATTGTTTTCTTATTGTTAAGATCATCAATGAATTGAGATAAATCTTCACTAGACCAATCGGCACTTGCAGGCACATAACTATCTATTAATTGTTGTTGTCTTGTATCCATGTCAACTTTAAATTGTTTGATGAATTCTGGTAATAATGCTACGACGCCACATTTATATAATTTGCCATTAATAAAATGATGACATCCAGAATTGTTAAAATCACATATTTTAGCCGCTTCGTCAGGATCGGAATTTTGTAAAGACAACTTGTTGTCTTGGTCTCTTATTAAACTTGATGTTGCGAAATGCCATTCTTGGGCTAGTTTCAAGTTCATACCCGATTTATCTCGCCACTGTAACATCTGCATGTCTGCGTCATGCGTAATTTTTCTATTTTCTCTATAAGGAGCATATGACCTTGGATTTTTTAAGAATTTAGAATGTTTCTCTACTGCATATGCCCAAGACATCGGGGTATGGTGATAGATTTCAATTTGCATTCTATCGCCATATATACTTAGATCATCGTATAGATTTGGCCATCGATCAAACTGAGTACCGTTGGTGACTATCGTTAGTGAGGACTTAGGCCATAATTCTGCGATGCCATGAATCCAATTCATCATATCTGGATTACCAAAAGGTTCTCCGCCTAAGATGCCTATAAGGTCTATATTAACTAGTTTGGCCCATTTAGCGTATTCGTCTTTGTGGTCGTCCCATAATAAATGACCCTTAAACGCATAATTGTTGAATCTATTGCAGTTTTCGCAGTTTTGATTACATACATTAGTGATATAGAATTCACTATATTTTAGGTGCATTGGTTTCATAAACCTGTTATAAACGACCTATTGCGATCTCAATTACCCCTTCTTCGCCATCAAAGTTTTCTAATGACTTACCTAATACAGTGCCCATCTGCGGTGCTATAATAGTTGCTTTAGCAAAACCCCAGCCTGCACTTACCATCATATCGCCCTTAGATACAGGTCCTTTTACTTTGACTGGACAACGACCTTGTAGTGCAACAGCAACTTTATCACCAGGGCATTCTGCGTTCATTACATATGCTGGATTACTTGACACTACACCTGCAACTCTAAATGTTTCATTTTCAGCAAGTGTAACTTCTTTATCACCACCAAACATTAACACTGTACCTGCTTCATACACTTGATCACCTTCATAGTATTCTGCTAAGTCAGCATAAGTTGCTTGTAAACGTGATCCTGATGACAGAGTCCAGTTACCAGTAATAGTACCTGCTGTAGTATTTGCACCTGTACTTAGTGTAGTCAATGCGCCCAATGTAGTAATGTTGTTTTGGGTAGCACCCATTACAGTTGTTGCTTGTGAAACTGTGCCGGTAACATTAGCACCAGTTAGTGCTGTCAATGAACTACCTGTACCTGTTACTAACAAATAGTTTGCTGCCGCTGTGCCGCCTAAGAATGCAGAGTTATTTGCATTAGGAACAGTTCCTGAAACGTTGGCCCCGGCTACTGCGTTAGCAGTAGTTGCATAAGCAACCGCACCGGATACATT